AATCAGAGTTTGCAGATGCACCTTATTGCATTGAAGCCTACCTAACAGAAAACGGTAAGGTACAAAAAGGTAGTAGAGACAACTTCTTATTTCAATTTGCTGTATACGCAAAAAAGAAATATGGAGAGTCTTTTGAAGATGAAGTACATAAATTTCATCATGAGTATTTTGAAGAAGCACTTCGACCAAGAGAAATTGAAAAGGTTATTAAACAAGCAGATAAGAAAGATTGGGGATACAAATGTAAAGATCAACCGATGTGTTCTTTCTGTAATAAATCTAAATGTCGTTTAAGAAAATTTGGTATTGGTGAAAACAGTGTCATTACAGATGTGGGCAACGTTACTCAATATGGAAATAATGATGATGCTATTTATCATATTACAATTAATCAAGAGAGTACAATTGTGTGTACTGTTGAAGAATTATATGATCAACATAAGTTTAGAAAAAAATGTTTAGTCAAAACTAAATCAATGCCTCCGATGATGTCGAGAAATGATTACGATATGTTTGTTACTAATCTAGTATCGAAAGCTATTGAAGTTAAGACAGATGAAGAGATGACGCCTGAAGGTCAATTCAAAATTGTTTTAGCAAAATATATTTCTAACCAAGCAAATGCTATGGACATTGATGATATTCTCAATGGTCAGTGTTTCGTGGATGATGAGGAAAACAAAGTGTTCTTTCGTATTGATCAGTTGCAAGAGTACATGAGAAACAGAAAGCACGCAGCTCTGACGACTAACCAAGTGGCTGTATTCATTCGTGGTTTAGGTGGAGATTGCACCAAGAGAAAACTTAACAACAAACCGGGTCAATTAGTTTGGTTCGTGGACAATGATAAGTTCAACTCGATTGAAAGAGTAGAAGAGATCGTGGAGAAGAAGGAAGAAGAGGTGATACCATTTTAGATCACGTTTATAAAATTATTGGACCTCCAGGTACCGGTAAAACAACTACACTTTTAAAATATGTAGAGGAAAATTTACAACAGGAACTAGAGCCCGATAGAATCGGATACTTTTCTTTTACGAAAAAAGCTGCTAACGAAGCGGTTTTTAGAGCGGTCAACAAGTTTAAAATTGATCGAAAAGAATTCAAATGGTTTAGAACATTGCATTCTTGTGCTTATCAATTCTTAGGTTGTACTCATACAGATATGATTCAAGACCAAGACTTTGAAGAATTTAGACAAGAGTATGGAGTGGACTTATCTCCTGCTCTGCGTTCTAATAATAATACAGGAACTAGAGATCCCGATGGATTTCATTTGATTGATTTATATCGAGTCAAGAATACAACACTACATGAAGAGTATAAAAAAGCAGGCCACATTCAAGGTGGGTTTGAAAGATTACAAAGAGTGGCTCACGATTATTATCACTTTAAAAAATCAAGAGGTGTGTTTGATTATACGGATTTAATCTTAGAATTTAAAAAACAAAATATGTCACCGAAGTTAGAAGTTCTCATCGTGGATGAAGTACAAGATTTAAAACCTGTGGAATGGGACATGGTAAAAGTTATGATGGATCAAGCAAGAGTGGTTTATCTTGGTGGAGATGATGATCAAGCCATTTATTCTTGGAGTGGTGCAGATGTTTCTAAACTGATTAATCTTCAGTGTCATGAAAGAGTTTTAAATCAATCGTATCGAATACCTAAAAATGTTTTTACCAGAGCTAATCAATTAATTGGTAAAGTAAAAAATAGAATACCAAAAGAATGGAATTCAAGAGAAGCTTTAGGTACAGTATCTAATATTAATTACGAAAGATTAAGTTTTAGAGAAAATGAATGGTTAGTTTTATGTCGAACTAATTATTATTTAAATGAGATTGCTAATGATTTAAGAAGCAAAGGATATTTATTTGAGAAGAATAATAAATTATCAATCAAAGATGAAGTGCTCACTGCTTTTAATACTTGGAAGGCTCTTCAAAATAACACAGAAGTTTCTCTACCGGACGTTAAGGTGATGTATCAATACATCAAGTCTGGTGAGTATGGCATTGCTCGTGGATTCAAGAAGATGAAAGGTGCTGATGAGGAAAAGAAATATTCTTATCAAGAACTATCTCAAGAATGGGGACTGAATGTAAACATTCAAACTCCTTGGGATATTGCTCTCAACGGTATCGGTGATCAAGAACTTGTCTACATGAGACAAATAATAAGAAGGGGCTATGACCTGGGTAAAAAATCTAATTTAAGATTATCTACCATTCATGGTGCAAAGGGAGGGGAAAGTCAGAACGTTGTTTTGTTTACTGACATCTCCAAAAGAATAGTTGATGACATGGCTGTAAATAGAGACGATGAAAGAAGAGTCTTTTATGTGGGAATGACCAGAGCAAAAGAAAACTTATTCATTATTCCATCAACTTCACAATATGAATTTGAGGAGATACTAAGATGATATTTGAACAACAAATGGATTTGTTAAAAAAAGAAAACAAACCTGAATGGGTACGACCTAGTTTCCCTGATGAAACACAAATCAAACAAGTTGCTATTGATTTAGAAACCTATGATCCAGAGATTAAAAATCTTGGTGGCGGGTGGGCCACGGGCAAAGGATATGTGGTCGGTGTTGCTATTTCGATTGAAGGGTTTGATGGATACTTTCCTGTGCGTCATGCACGAGGGGGAAATTTTCCAGAAGAAGAAGTAAAGAATTGGCTTCGTAAATTATTTAAACATGATCCAATTGTGATTTGTCATAACGCCTCTTATGATATTGGTTGGCTTCGACGTTGGGGTGTAGAGTGTAATGTATCCAAAATTTATGACACATTAATTGCAGCTCCGTTAGTCGATGAAAATAGATTTAGTTATAGCCTGGATAGTTTAGCCAAAGACTATTTGAATGAGAGAAAACAAGGAAACATTTTAGTAGACTTTGGTAAAGAGCATGGATTCAAAGCGATTGAAAATATGCATATGGTTCCTGTGGAGTACGCAGGTATTTATGCAGAACAAGATACTCGGTTGACGTTAAAACTTTGGGAGTTCTTACGGGTAGAGATACAAAAGCAAGGATTGACGGATGTCTTTAATTTAGAAACAGATTTACTTCGACTCTTAATTGAGATGCGTTGGAAAGGTGTGCGTGTTGATTTAGACAAAGCAGAAAAGACCAAGAAGTTTTTCAAAGCAGAAGAAGAAAAGATTTACACAAACATTAAAAAAGAAACAGGAATTAAAATTGATGACTCTGATATCTACACAGCAGCTTCCCTTCAAAAAGTATTTGATCAACTAGGAGAGAAGTACGAATACACTGAGAAAAATAAACAAGCCAAGATTAGTAATGAAGCAATGAGGGAAAGTAAAAATCCTTTGATTCAATCTTTATCGGTAGCCAGGGAATATAATAAAGCCCACACCACCTTCATTGATTCCATTCTCAAACATCAAGTCGATGGTCGTATTCATGCAGAGATTAATCAACTCAAAGGAGAATATGGGGGCACGGTTAGTGGGCGGTTGTCCATGAACAATCCCAACCTACAACAGGTGCCTGCAAGAAATGAAGCGATTGGTCCTAAGATTAGATCCTTATTCTTACCTGAAGAAGGACATAAATGGGCATCTCTAGATTATTCTCAGCAAGAGCCTAGATTACTTGTACATTATGCCAAAAAACACGGTTTAGAGGGCGCTGAGACCCTAATTAAGTTCTTCCATGAGGGAAAGGACTTTCATCAAGTAACTGCTGATATGGCAGGAATTTCAAGGAAAGAAGCCAAAACAATCGGACTCGGTTTGATGTATGGAATGGGTATTGCTAAACTCGCAGCTTCCTTGGATATCAGCCCCGAACAAGCCAGAGCATTGAAAGATAAATACAATGACAATGTTCATTTCTTAAACAATATTATTATTAAAGCTACAAGATATACCGAACAGAACGGATATATCACTACTCTTTTTGGAAGACGTTGTCGTTTTGAATTATATGAAAGCAAAGACTTTCACGACAAAAGAATGATGTCTAAGGAGAATGCCCTCAAGACTTGGGGCTGGAATGAAATAAAAAGAGCAGGTACCTATCGTGCATTGAATAGGTTAATACAAGGTTCAGCAGCAGATCAAACCAAAAAAGCCATGGTGAATCTGTGGAAGGATGTAGGGGTTATTCCTATGATTCAAATACATGACGAACTCAACGTCTCCGTAGCCAATGAGACCCAGGTAAAAGAGATTAAAGAGATAATGGAATCTGCTGTTGAACTACACGTTCCGGTCAAATGTGATGCAGAGATTGGAGATAACTGGGGGGAAATCAAATGAGTAGAATTGTATATCAAGACGGAAAATTATATCTAAGCTTAACAAGAGAAGAAGTTAAAGAAGCACAAGACAATTTAGGCAGACCTATTGAATTGGATATGGGTCAGTTAAAAGTATTTCAAGAAGATATTCATAAAGCTGCGATGGCTCATTGGTCCAAGGTAGAAGTCTTTCACGCCATAGAAGAACATCAGAGTTCTAATAAAAGCACAACTAAAAAGAAAAAATAACATTATATTCTCCACGAAAAACAAGGAGATAATAATGTTTAACTTAACTAAAAGATCAATGAATCACTTTCTAAACTTCTTTAAAACCAAAGAAGATAAAGATGAATCAATTAAAAATTTCTGCCAAGCAGAATATAAAAACGATTGGTATGCAGCCTACATGACATTTAAGCAAGAAGGCCGCTTCCCGAATTTTATTAGAAGAACGCTCTAAGCGTTTGCAACGATTTCAGCTAAGGCTTCGCATCTCACAGGAGTTTGCGAATGCCACCTGGAGTCCTTCATTTCCAGTGATGCTTGTTTTCGATCACCATCTGATAATGCTTTCCACATCTTACGAAACTTTGAAACGCCTGTTTTCCCCAATTGAAAAACCATTTCCACGATCACGTGTTCAATTGTTTGAGGTAATCTTCTATCATTTTTATACAGTTGCCCTATTAATTCTTCAGCTCCTGCACAAGCTCTATTTAAATCTATTAAAAATAAGTCTTCTATCTCATCTGCTGATATTTTAACACCAGGTTTATATCGGTCTCTTTCATGTGGTTGTACCAAATGTCCTATGGCAATCGTGGCTTTGCCTAGAGAATCTAAATAAACTTCATCCCTACAACCTTCATGGTCACGAATCCGAGCCTTCAGTTCATCAGTAATTTTTATTGTGTTCATTTTCCACCTATTCCCCAATGTACTTCATGAGGATCTTTTTCCTTTCTTTTTGTTGCTCTATATAAGTATGATCTTATTATATT